AGAGAATGGTCAACGCTAAACCCGGCCCGGCGTAATGACTTGTAGTATTCATTCAAGCCGATGGCATACTGATCTAATGCTGAGTAATCAGTTACGTCAATAACTTTCCTACGAGTCATGATTAAAGTTTACTTCCTTGTCATGACAATAAAGAGTTCATCGACACGAGCTTCTAGGCGTGTCATCTGATCCTTCATTGAGGAACCTGAATTGGGTTTTAACTCGCTTAGGTAGTGTTTGACTATAAAGTTAATCATGGCCGTTAAGCCGCCAAGAATGGTAGTTATCGCAACCAGAATAGCTGCGAAGTCTTGCCCACTCATTACTTCTTAGGAGTTGCGTATCCGAACACGCCCGCTAGAACCGCCCAGAGAATTGCGCGATAGTCAACGTCAAAGTTAGAAGCTGCCCAAGCTGATAGGAATGCTCCGGCAGTTAAGAAGATAGGGTTCTTGATATTCATTACTCTCCTAGGATTGGTAGTTTGAACTTGCGTTTGTCTTGATCTCCCAGTGGTGTAAAGCTGATATGGACATGTGAAGTGTGAGGGTTTGAGCCACGATACTTGCGCCACTTCCATAATGAAACACGGCTTGCTATTTTGTGATTAAAGATTATGTAACTTATCCGCTTATCCTTCTTGGCCAGCGTTCTAAGTTGATCTGCCAAATAAAATGCGTTATTGGCTGGCCCACCAAGGTTACAATCAACATCGATGGCACGAACAACCCCCGATGGTAGAGCAGGGTTATGATCCGACTTAGTTGATTGATGGCGTGAATCTCCGATCCATCCATCCGAACGCTTATCTCTATCTGGGAAGGCAGCATTTATCTGATTCCGTAGAGTTTCGCCAGACTTACTCAGGAATGGTTTCATCGATTACCATTATTGGTTCTGGCGCAATAAATTTTTCTCCATCGTAAGCCCAACCAATAGCAGCTGGGTTGATTTCATCATAAGCTACACATTCTTTACCACTTACAGATTCTGCGATTTTTTTAGAAGTTGCAACAATTACATTAGTTACAATTCCGTTTTCAATTATTGCAAAATTATTCATTTGATCTCCTAGTAGTAAATATAGACAACGCCTGGTGAGCCGTTTCCGCCAGCGCCTGAAGTTGAAGTCCTAGTTGTTGTTATGTTAGCAGAGCCAGCTCCACCTCCACCGCCGCCGCCTGAACTGTATCCAGTTGCGTTTGTGCCAGCGACTGCCGTTGAATTTGCATTGCTGATCCAGTTCCCAGCGCCGCCGTTTCCACCAGTTCCAGCACCAGAAGTTCCACCGCTGCCTCCTGCATTACTTACTGAGCTTTGCGTTCCCCCTCCACCGCCTCCACCTGCGCCAATTCTGTTTCCATTAGAAATATAAAAACTAACATTACCAGCGCCGCTAACACCTATACCTTGCCTACCCTCGCCGCCTGTTGTTGTATTTCCAGAACCATAATTAAGTCCTCCTGTTTTTGCTAACGCATTTGCTCCACCTGCGCCCCCACCATTCGTAACGCCAGAACCATCAACAGAAAAAACGGAATTGAATGAAGTAGTGCCACCATTCGCACCAACATTCCCAACAGTTTCTGTCGTTACGGCTGCGGTAGTAACAGAAGATGCACCGCCTGTTCCACCTGCGCCTATAACTATTGAAACTGGAGCAGTTACTTGAGTTTCAAAAAAACTTATTAATCCAGGCGCGCCACCAGCGCCACCTGCAGCACCGGCTGCACCAGTTGCGACTCTTGAAGTGCCAGAGCCGCCACCAGAACCGCCTGACATCATTATTACTTTTACTGCCGCAGGATTAGCCGCGGTCGGATTGTCGGGATGAGTCCATGTAGAAGTGGAGGTTACTGTCGCCAGCCTTGAATAAGGTTCTGGTGGTAAAGGAAAGACATTTACGGACATTATGCAATCTCCGTTCCAAATGCGTTAAATGAAACATTTGCCGATGACGCATAAACTCGCAACTTGTCAGTTGTAGCCATGGTAATTCCAAGAGTTAAAGTGATAAATCCTGATCCTGGCACTGTTGCGTCATAAACAAGATAATCTTTATTGCCTAAGGCCGCACCAGTCAAGGATTGAGAAATTCTGAAAGTGGCATCAGTAGCAGCACGATTAGCAACTGTGATGGTAGAAATAATTGCCGAAGTTGCCGCTGGCACTGTGTAGAGATCAGTGCTAGTCGTAGCAGCCGGAGCAGCTTGTCCTAAGGTTTTGTAAGTAGTAGTTGCCATGATTATGCTCCCATGAGTAGGAATGGATGAGGGATTAAGCCTTGAAAGTTTTCAATTTGGTTAGTTGTAGAATCGATGGCATTACCAAGGGTTCTCATCGCTAATGCGCCATCTTTCACATAAGCGGTATTGTCTGGCTCCGGCCAGGCATAAGTTGGGCTAGTTGCCATCGTTCTCCTTAGTCATAAGTATCCCATTGTATCGCAGGATCAACGCCAGACCATATATCGGCAGGGTCTACATCTTGCCAGCGAGTCGGTGTAACGGAATAAGTAAAGTCGCTAGTGCTTAGTGTCAGCGACATTTGGTATCGGTTTATTGAAAAGGTATAGCCTTCCACGAATCCTTTGTAGGTAGTGTTCTTGATAGGAATTGGCAGGTTATCAATTTCAATTGGTTCGCCCATTGCCATTGCTAGGAACTTATCCCGATCAACATTGGTTATTAAGCTGGAATCTACCTGAACAGTAAATGAAGATAGGCTGGTTCTAGGATAGGCACGAAGAACCACATAGCGATCTGCTTGAACTTGCGCATCTGACGAATCATGGAGTTCTGTATTAACTGTGGCTGCCACAATTCCATAAGTTGCCTGGCTTGTTAAATCTTCTGCAAACTCTGATCCTGCTCGATAGGTAACGCTGACTGAGTTAGTTATATCTGCCAGGGTTTTTTGGCTTGCAATACCGCCCCAAAGAACATAAGACTTGGGAATTAGGAAATAGCCATTATCTCTAGCATCTACGAACCTACGAGATTCATTGGCAAAACCAACTTCATAGTCCGGGGTTTCATAAATATAACCAAAGGCCTGCGTGGCATAAGTAGCGGCCAAAGTATAAGCATCTGTAACTGGGGGAGTTACTGCCTTAAATTCATAAATGCCTGGGGTGTCCACTACATCGATTGAAGCGCCAGCATCGTTAAAGATTCTGGTCATGCGCACATCGTCATCTTCTTTTGGCCAGGCTGAACCGCCAATAATCTTTCGGCTCATGTCAGCGAACGGGCCGACCGCAGTTATGGTTTGAATGGCAGAAGTAGCCACTGATCCAGAAGAATCGATTGTGTTATCAACGCTGGTTATCTTGCCTGTAAATAGGGTTACATCTGCATTGGCTGAGTTCTTTACCTTAACAATAACTATCTGGTTCATATCAAACCCATAGTCAGTGTTAGAAGTGTTTAAGATTGAAATACTGGCAAAACTAGCCCGGGGCTGTTGCCAAATAGAAGTCCGGCCATAACTAACTGAAACATTCCACAAGCTGATTGACGTGTGGGTTACTCCATTGATAATTACTGTTGGCTGGGGATTGTAAGCGGTCATGCACCCACCAATAGCGATGAACCTACTCTGTTAAATGATCCGCTAATTGTGGCCTCACGATTGAGGATATTGGCTATTTGACGAGCAGTAGAAATTGGATCTATTGCGCCATTGACTGTGATATTAACTGTGTTGCCACCCATAGCGTTATTTGGAATGATGTTGCCACTTGATGATGGAGTAAATAGTTCTGGGCCACGTTCTCCAACTAAGTAAGAAGTGCCACCTGATACTGGCCCGCCTAGGGCGCGACCACCGCCAAAGACTGAACCAAGTCCACTAGCGATTCCAGATACTGTTCTTCCCACAACCGAGCTGGCTAAGGCGCTTGCTAAGGCTTTAACCGCGTTTACTGCCGCGTTGATACCTGAAACCAATTGTGCAAATATAGTAACAATTCCAGAAATGATTCCACCCAGAACCTTAAATGCTGCTCCTAGAACTTCACTTAAAACTGGGGCAAGAGTTGACACAACAAATTTGGCTATATTCTTGATAAGAGTAAAAAATGGTTCTAATTCTTCAGAGTTGTTGGAAATTGATTTTCTAATTGTGTTGAAGGCTGAAACTAAGCCATCGAAGATTGGAAGAACGAAAGTTTTAATAGTTTCAACAACTGAACTTAAGCTGCTCTTTAAGCTATTCCCGCCGCCACCCGCGAATGCAGCTCCAAGCTTCTCGATAATAGGCAGAAGGTAAGTTGCAAAGAATGTTGTAATTTGAAGAACAATAGGCAGAAGAGCAGTGCCAATTGTGGTTTTGACATTCTCTAACTGAGCGCTAAGAATTCTTTGTTGGTTAGCCAAGCCACCTGACGTTCTCGCGAAATCGCCTTGCGCATCGCTAGTCTGTTCGTAAATGACAGCCTGGGCAGCAAGAACCTTTTGTTGGGGAGTTAAAGCATTCTTTGTGGTGTTAACGATGCCTAATTCCAACGCAGCTTGTCTTAGGGTTGCATCATTGAGAAGAACGCCATATCGCCTTAATGGTTCTGCCTCACCTCTTAGTGCTGATCCAATAGCATTGATGGCCTCTTCTGGGCTTGTGTTATTGAAAGATGCTAAGTCAGAAGCCAAGCCAGTAAAGTCAGTTGAGAACTTAACAAGATCATCGCCAGCAAGTCCAGCAGACTTACCGAATACTGCAAAGGTAGAAGCTGCATCCAAGGCCTGTTGTTTTGTCTGACCAAGTGCCTTAGCGGAAGTTTCAGCGAATGCTTCAATATCAGAAGCAGAATCTCCAAATATCTCGCCAGTCTTTGCGACTGTCTCAGCTAGGTCAGAAGCAGACTTAACTGCATCTACTCCGAATTTAATCGCGACTGCTCCGGCAGCGGCAAATGCGACTGCGGCTATCTTTCCAAACTTGGCAATTTTATCGCCAAAGGTTTGAACATCTTTTGA